CTGATAAAGCATGTAATCCAGATTCGACATATGGATACACTAAAAAATTAATGGAACAAATTTTTAGCAAATATCATTCTACGGAAACAAAATTTGTATGTACTAGATTTGCTAACGTTGCTAAGAGTAATGGATCTGTAATTCCATATTGGTTATCTGAGAGTGAAAAAGGAAATTCACTTAAATTGACTGACATTAAAATGAATAGGTTGATGTTTTCAAAAGAAGATTCTGCAGAACTAATTCATAAATGTATTGATTATGTTAATGATGGTGAGAATAAATTTTTTATATTATCTACTTTAATGAAAAATGTAAATCTATATTCTCTTGCAAAACTTATCAGTCCTTTGGAAGTGGAAATAATTGGTAAAAGGCCCGGAGAAAAGTTAAATGAAATTTTAATATCTGAGAATGAATTAAAATTTACAAAACTGGACGGAAAGTTTATTTTATTGTATAATCAAATAGTTAATGGCAAAAAACTAGATAAAGAATATTCTTCACTATCTGCAGAAACTATGACTAATGAAGAAATGAAAAAATTATTGTAGAAATGATTATTAATTATGTCCATAAAGTATTATCAAAATTTAGATTGGAGGCATGGAGACTTGTCGCAGAGCTAGAGTATATTCTTTATCCATGGAAAGAAGATCCTCTTCAACATAATAAAGAAGACTATTATATTAAAGTTAAAGATGATGAAACTAGAGAATCTTATTTTATTATCGATTGGATTAAGTCACATAAGGAATTAATAGAAAGTCTTCAAGATGATATGATTTATGTAAAATCTGAAATTCGCAAGTTAAATGAAAATGAAAAAAATCACAATTAACCTATCATTTTATAATCAACATAAAGTTCTTGTAGATCAGGTTGAAAGTTGGAGGTCTTGGTCTAAAGAGATTAGGGATCAGTTTTCATTCTGCATCGTAGATGATTGTAGTAAAGTGCAGGCAATGGAAACATTGAAAAATGTTGATATGTCTGATATGGATCTATCTATCTATCGTGTTAAGGAAGATCTATATTGTAATATTGCAGGAGTAAGAAATCTCTCTGCCAAAGAATGTAAGACTGAGTGGATGGTTATCTTGGATATGGATACTTTTATATCTGAAGAACTTGCTACCAATATGTTACGATTAGCAGGAACAATAAGGAAAGGTGAAGCATTTAAATTTAACAGACGAGTTGCTGACCCTAGACATCCTAAGAACGGACAACCACACCCAGCTGTATGTCTTTTGAGAGTGGAAGACTATTGGAATGTTGGTGGTTGTGAAGAAGACTTAGTTGGAAATTATGGATGGACTGATCCTAGTTTTTGGTATAGATCTATTGGAAAACTCCATGTGATTACATATAGTGATTTGTATTTGGATTACTGTCCTGAGGGTGAAGCAGATATCAACAGAGATAATTCTCATAATTATAGATTGCATGAGGAAAAAAAACATACTGGTAATTGGTCAACTGATTTTGTAAGATTTGAGTGGGAAAAACAAAAATGAAAATTACAATTCTAGGATCTAGTGGTCAGATTGGTGCATATCTTACTGAGTATCTTCGTGGTAAAAATCATGAGGTAACTGAGTTTGATGTTGCTCGACATCACGGAGAAGATCTGACACAGATTCCTAACCATAATCTTGATCGTGCTATTAAGAATGCAGACTTTATATTCTTTCTTGCATTTGATGTTGGTGGATCACGATACCTCAAAAAGTATCAACACACCTTTGACTTCATCAATAACAACACCAGACTGATGGCAAATGTCTTTGGTCTTTTGGAGAAGTATAATAAAAGGTTTGTCTTTGCATCATCACAGATGAGTAATATGAGTTATTCTCCTTATGGTGCCTGTAAGAAACTTGGGGAATTATATACAACGGCGCTCAAAGGATTGACTGTTAAGTTCTGGAATGTGTATGGTATTGAGAAAGATTATGAGAAATCACATGTCATCACTGACTTCATTCGTAGAGGATTTGAGGAAGGTGAGTTTGAGATGTTGACTGACGGTACAGAAGAGAGGCAGTTCCTGTATGCAGAAGACTGCTGTGAAGCACTTGAAACTGTGATGGAAAACTACACTGACTTCAAACCAGAAGACCCTCTTCACATCACTTCTTTTCGTTCATCAACTATTAGAGAAGTTGCTTCTATTATTCAAGGACAGTTTCAGATGATTGGTAAGCAAGTTAAAATTAAACCAGGACTTGCTAAAGATAGTGTGCAGATGGATAAGAGGAATGAGGCAGACACATATATCGCTGGATGGTGGTTGCCTAAGACTGGTATAGATAAAGGGATTGCAAAAGTATTTGAGGCTATGAAAGATGATTGGATTTAATCATATTGGAACAATGGGGAGATTTGGTAATCAAATGTTCCAATACGCAGCATTGAAAGGCATTGCTGCAAATCGTGGGTTTGAATATACTATTCCCCCAGATGGAATGTTAGACCAGATTGATAATTATGGATTATTGGAAGCATTTGAACTAACAACAAATAAGAATATCGGGTATCTTGATACAAAACTTGGGTCTCGGGAAAATCATTTTCATTTTGATGAAAATCTCTTCAATAAGTGTCAGGATAAAACTTCACTTGTAGGATTTTTTCAATCAGAAAAATACTTCAAGCATATTGAAGAAGACCTTCGTAAAGATTTCACATTCAAAGAAAACTGGTTAGAACCTTGTAAAGGATTTCGTAGTCAAATAAAAGGAGAAGTTATTTTCCTTCATGTTCGTCGTGGAGACCCTAACCTTGCTGATAAGAGAGGATTTAAGTGGGCATATACAAATCTTCAGAGCACTCATCCAGTTCAACCTCTTGAGTATTACGAAAAAGCACTTGCAGAGTTTCCTGAAGATCTTCCAGTTCTTGTGTTTTCGGATTCTATTGAATGGTGTAAGGAGCAAGAAATCTTTAAAGGTGGTAGATTCATGTTCTCAGAACCTGATGATAAGTATGGAGATGGTGCATTAGTACCTTATCTTGATATGTGTTTGATGTCTTTGTGTGATCATGCTATTATTGCAAATAGTTCTATGTCTTGGTGGGGTGCCTGGTTGATTGAAAATCCAAATAAAAAAGTCGTTGCACCAAGTATGTGGTTTGGTTCTGATTATGCCGATAAAGACACTAAAGATTTGTATTGTGAGGATTGGACAGTTATCTAATGGATAGAAACAAAGCAGCATATAAACTCAAAAACTTTGGTCCAATATATTATCTGAATCTTGATGGGCAACCAGAAAGAAAGGATTATATGGAGGATCAATTTAAGTATTGGGAGATTGAGAACTATACTCGCATCTCTGCATACGATGGACGTGAGGACGACCTAGGAGACATTCTGAAGGGTCGTTATCCTGAGGGAATGACTTCTGGTGAGGTTGGATGTGTAACGTCTCATCTAAAGGCAATCAAGCACTGGTATGAGACCTCTGATAGTCCTTATGCAATTATGATGGAAGATGATTGTAGTTTGGAAACTGTTTCGTGTTGGAACTTTACTTGGAGTGATTACATTGCCAGAGTTCCTTATGCATGGGATGTAATTCAGATTTCTATTATTCAGACTGGTGATATTGTTGTGCCTATTCATAGTAGGTTTGTAAATGATTTTTCTACCGCATGTTATGTAATTACCAGACACCATGCTGAAAAATTGATTCGTAATCATATTCGTGGTGATAAGTATAAACTTGATAATGGAATCAAACCAAGAGCTGTTGCTGATGATTTGATTTATAATTCGGGTTGTACTTATTCTGCACCTTTGCTTCTATATAAAACAGATTTAGGATCAACCATTCACCCAGATCATGTAGATCTTTTTCATAAGAGAAGTTACGAAGGCATCTCTAATTTCTGGAAGAATCAAGGATTCCAACTTACCGTAGAACAATTAACGGAGTTTAATCCTTACTTAGGTAGAGTATCTGAATCTTCATCTCAACAAGACACTTGACAACTGTATAAGATCGTACTATTATAAATAAGTGTTCGGGAGGCAACTGCTTCACGAACTGTAACAAAACTAACCGCCTCAATTACTTGCGTCAGGTTTATGTTATAATACACACGCGGGGAAACGTCGAATCCCCCTTCATCTGTGGGTGAAATTCCACAAGTAAAATTACGAGGTTTAACAAATGATCAAATCTGTATTCGCAGCATCTGCTGCTCTCTCCATGTCCGCTGGTGCTGCCCTTGCAGGTCCCTACGTGAACGTCGAAACCAATGCTGGTTGGACTGGTTCGGACTACAACGGTGCTGCTACTGACCTGCACGTTGGCTACGAAGGTGCTCTGGGTGAGCGTGGTTCCTACTACGTCCAAGGTGGTGCTACTGTCGTGACTCCTGACGGTGGTGATAACGACACTGTTCCTTCTGGTAAGGCAGGTCTTGGTTTCGCAGTCACCGATGCACTGGGTGCCTATGGTGAGGTCTCCTTCGTTGGTTCAGGCGATGACGACATCGACCGTGGATACGGCGCTAAGGTCGGTCTGAAGTACGACTTCTGATCATATCTGTGGTAGAATATGGAGACCTTCGGGTCTCCTTTTTTTATGCGTTATCTGAAAGCACTAACACATCCATTGACTCAAATCAATGGTCTTATGGTAGGTTTATTGATTGTAATTGGGATGATGCATAACCATGCTCATCACAAAATGGACATTGATACTGATGGATATGTTCGTCAGTTTTGTAAGAAAAACCCTGATATGTGTAGGAGTTTTTCTAATCAGTAGTAATTTATACACAGGAGGTCTTGACACACCTCCTCTTTTGCTATATACTATGTAAAGATTTACAACAATTTGTAAAATGACTGTAACAACTAATGAGCGTGGTCAGCAAAATTTGTTCGCCCGTGAACCACAAATGTATGTCTCTCAAACAGACGCTGAGCGTTATGGTTATGAGACCTATGCAGAACGTGCAGAAAAACTCAATGGTCGCACTGCGATGATGGGTTTTGTTGCTGCCTTGCTTTCTTACGCAATTACTGGTAAACTGTTTTTCGGCATTGTTTGATGACCGAAATTATCTTTACCCTAACAGCAGTTGCATTCTTCTGTCTTTTAGGTTATTCTATTGAACAATTATCTGAAACTTACTGATGACTTTTAATGTTACACTCCGTTCACCTGACGGCACTGAAAATACTATCACTTGTCAAGATGACCAGTATATTCTTGATGCTGCAGATGAAGCAGGAATTGACTTGAACTATTCGTGTCGTGCTGGTGCATGTTCTTCATGTGCTGGTAAAATTGTCTCTGGTACGGTAGACCAATCTGATCAATCTTTCCTTGATGATGACCAAATTGATGCAGGATTTGTTCTCACATGTGTTGCATATCCTACATCAGACGTTACAATTGAAACTGAGCAAGAGGAAAATCTCTACTGATGCACGGAAATCTTGAACCAGATGAAGACATTATGAGTGACCGCAATTGGGTTACTGAAACAGTGATGACAGTTCCTGAATGGACTGGTGATATTTTTAAAGCACTGTCGCAACTTGGTTGGGAACCTGGTGATGAAATTGATGTAGAAATTGGTGGCACCCAAGTTTCTGGTATTGATGTTGGTGAAGTGTATAACAAGAAATGGCAATCACCGATTGGTACTCGTAAATACAACAAAGATGCTTTCATCATTATTAAAAACCAATCCCGTAGGGACTTGAGTAAATCTCAACCTATGGAAGAATTTAATCCACGTCATCCTTATGAATCTGTAAAAAATGATTGAACTTCTTACTTATTATGTTATTGGTGGAGCTCTTTTGATTGGAGCACCTGCAGTATTCTTCCTTATTGCATTTATGCCTGCTCTTCAAAATACGAAGGGTCGTATGGTAGGATACAAAGACCATAAAACCTATGGCGACAGTTCTATCTACGAAAATACCCGTGGAGATAACACTAAATTTTTTCTTGAACTCTCATGAATAAATTTTATCTTTTTTCTAAAAAGTCATGCGGACCTTGCGCTCTTGTCGATAAATACATGAATTCTATCAAGGATGAACGCACTTCTCTTTTAGAGAAAGTAGACCTTGAAGATTTTAGCGACACTCCAATTCCTCAGGAGAACCTTGACCTTGCTTCTAAGTATGGTGTAACAGCAACTCCTGTTCTCATCATCACTGATGCTGATGGTATCAAACTCGAAGAGAAAGTTGGAGGAATGCAAATCACTCAAAACATTAGAAAGTTATTTGACGAGTATGCCTAATCCAGACCAACTTTATATCGACATGCAGAAATTAGATGATCTGTATGAAGAGCTACTGTGGCACCCAGACGATGTGCTACAATTTACTCACGATGGTCAAAAGATCATCATCACTAACAAAACACTAGAGGAAAAACAATGAACGAAAGAGCAGAACGTATTAATGGTTGGGCAGCAATGATCGGCATCATGGCTGCTATGGGATCTTACGCAACAACAGGACAAATCATTCCAGGTATTTGGTGATGTTGTTATTAGCAACTATCCTGGTAGGAGCATTCATTTTTGGTAGTGCTCTAACAGATGATGTTGATGATGACGATGACCACCAAGGTGGAATGATGGTTCCTGTTGCCGTCCCTACCCCTTGACAACCTAGATAAAATACCCTATTATGGGGAGACTCAATGGTCTCCCATTTTTTATGCTCAAACGAATCCTAACACTTCTAATGATGGGAGTAACAAGTTCTGCTTGTGCATCTACTATGGTCACACCACCTCCTCCAGTAGAGATTCCTGTTATTCCCTATGAACCTACTTGGAAGTGTGAGGACTGCACTCCTAACGAACAATATGTCCTCGCACAACTCCAAGAACACACCCAAATCACAGATCGCAATGCACTTGCAACGATCATGGGAAACATTAAATCTGAAAGCAACTTCATTCCCAACGTATGCGAGGGAGGGGCTAGAGTTTCTTACAGGGATTGCACTCGGGGTGGGTATGGCCTTATTCAGTGGACCAGTCTAGGACGATACAATAACCTTGGTAAATTCTGTGATAAGTATGACTGCGACCCTAGCAGTCTGGAAGGACAGACACGATACATGATTAATGAAAGTGTCTTCCAACGGTATCTGCCTGAGTTTGAAGGCAATGGAGGAACTGTTTCCCAATACATGGTTCCTGCATATTATTGGTTAGGATGGGGCATTAAGGGATACCGAGAGCAGTATGCCTACAATTACACTAAGAAACTGGTACTAGCATGATTAAACGATTTGCATCTATGATTCAGTCTGCCGTGAAGACAGTGACTTCCGAAAAAGAACTTGAGTGTGCAGTTGACGATCAAATTGTTAATTGTGAAAGTTTGGAAGCACCTATTCATGAGTGTGGTCCCGGTCATTTCACACAAGGTTATGGATGGTTGGGACATGCAGAAAACTATGTTGGTGTCCCTGCACCTAAAGTTCTTGAAGATGACCCTTGGTTTGGTCCTGCTCCTATTTCTGATGTTAATCGAGATTACATGGAGCAAGAAACTTTAATTAAACAGCAAGAGTATCAAGAAACTCATTCTGTGGAGTCTGAAGATATTCATCAAAAAATGTATGAGATTGCGACCAGTAATTGGAACACTGTAGATGAAACAAAGCAATCTATGGGTGGTTCTGAGAACTTCCAAAAGGGTTGGAACTCTGGCACTGGTATGGGGCAGTATCGATGACTGAACAAGACTGGATTTCTGAGGAGTATAAATTTACAGACACTCAAATGAGAGTAAGGCAACAATCACTATCAGTTCTCTTTATTAATTTTGCAGAACTTAATAGTCAAGGAGAATCAAAACATTCAACAAAATCTATTTACGAATGTGCAAACGAATGGGTATCACAAGGTAATGTAAATACTAATGGTATCGTAAAATATTATGAGGCTTATTACGCATGAAAAAACTTTTTATTAGTCTGCTTGCTGCAGCATCACTTGCTGCTCCTGCCCTTGCTAACAAGAATCCAGAACTCGCCCAAGGTGGTGGTCTGACTGGTGGAAATGTGAGTAGCAAAACTTCCGACCCAGAAGTTAAGTTTTATACTCCCGATGCCACTGGGTGTATGATTCTTAGGGAGTGTATCGAGGATGTCAAACAAGTCTTCAGTTTACTTGATGTATCTAGCGAGTATGATAATCCTGAGCGTTATACTCATGTTGCTCACGAGTTCAACTCCATGCTCACTTATCTCAATCAGATCGGAATTGACGTGTTTCTAGCAGATGAAAAGTATTTTCCTGTTGGTGCTAGAGGACTATATCATACAGAGCATAATAGGTTTTTCCTCAACAAAACATTTATGAGTCGCCCTAGTGCTTTGATGGCAGTGATGAGACATGAAGGTTATCACGCAGCACAAGATTGTATGGGAGGAAGTATTGATAATAGTATCATTGCTCTTATCAATCCAGAAAATAAAGTTCCAAAGTATTGGGTGAATGTTGTAGAAGATACTTATCCTGAAGCAGTATGGCCTTGGGAGAAGGAAGCATTTTGGGCAGGACATACAGAAAAGATGACAATGGAAGCTCTTCGTGTTTGTGCTTCAGACACACCTATGTGGGAAGTTTATGAACCAACACCATTGACCCGTGAGTGGTTAGAGGAACAAGGATTTATTGCTAAATAATAAAATCCTACACAGGAAGACCAGCCAAGAAGAGTTCCGTGAGATTTCTCTTCATGTTATATTTGGGAACTCTTTGTTGGATACAAGTAATCTAGAATGACTAACTTAACAAGAGATGTATTAATCAAAACCATTGTTGCTAATGAAATGAGAAGTCATGATGGTTCTGATTATACAAAACAACTTAAGACTGTCTACCATAAATGGGAACATGAATCAAGTGAAGAACTTTGTAAGCAATACAATAAAATTGTCAGTACAAATTTAACAGTTGATGTTCTTAATCCATAAATATTCATGACCAAATTTCTTAGATCAATGCTTCCAAAAAAGAAGAAAGCAGAGCATGATGATCATGAGTTTAATTGGCACGAAGAAGGGATTTCTAGTTTAGTAAGACTAGTGGTTCTTGGATGGACAGGTGCAATATTAACTTTGAATTACGTATCAATTCCAGGTATTCCGCAACAAAAAATTGATCCTACTTTTATCGCCTCAGTTTTTACGGGAACTTTGGCGACTTTTGGTGTGACTCCATCAAAGTCTAATGGTAATGGAAATGGTGGACAACAAAAAGCACCACCAGTAACAGTTTCGAAGCCAAAAGATGAGGAGGAAAAGAAATGAACTTAAGACCTAAAGCAGTCACTACGGGCATTCTTTGGTTTGCTGGAGTTTCTATTGGTGTTGCTCATATTGGTGTTTTAGGTCATTTATTAAAACCTACAGAAAGTATTAATCATCCAGTCATACAAATTCCCAACGGAAAGTATTCTTCGTATGAATTGGATGTAACAAAAGATGGATATAGTGTGAGATATAGAGCAAATGACCCTAAGGTTTTATCTAGTGAGAGGTCATTGGATTTAGATAAAACCAAGAAAGGTTTCTTTGGTGGTGGTACTGAAAAGAGAAAAGAGTATCGTAAAGATGAATATACTGCTGAAGGATATCGAAATACTCAAGGAGGTGCAGTTGACTCTGAGGGAAAGTCTGCAAAAGAAGTAGAGTGCATCGTGGCGGACGCTGGAGCACGATCACAAGGTGCAATGGCAGGGACAGCAATTAGCACTGGAGTTTTAGTTCCTGCAGTAATGAATATTCCCTACATAGGATGGTTGGCAGCAGGATGGGCAACTCTCCTTGGTAATCAAGTAGGAGAGACTGTTGGTTCTGAAGTTGGTTCTGCATTTAATGACTGCTGATGAATCTGATACTTCATCCTTTGATAAATAGCACTAAAGTAAAGTTTATATAAAATGTCATTATCCACCAATACTACATTTAGAGTTTATTTGGAGAAACTCGGTGGTTCCAATCCATCAGAATTTATTGGAAATTCTGGTGAAATATTTTTAGATCCAAGTGTTCCTACACTTAAACTATCCGATGGATCTACTCCTGGTGGTGTAGACATTGGTGGTGGAGGTGGTATTGGAGGTGGTATTGGAACCGATGGTAGCGTTAATACCACTGGCATTATTACTGCATCTTCATTCAGTGGAACCACGGCAACTTTTAGTGGCAATATTTCTGTAGGCGGAACTCTTACTTATGATGATGTAACTAATGTTGATTCTATAGGTCTTATTACTGCCAGAACTGGAATAGAAGTACTTTCTGGTATTGTAACTACCCCCAAACTTCATGTTGATTCAGTAGGTTCTGGAATTACTTTTTCTGAAGATCTTGTTGTCCAAGGTAATGCAAGAGTAACTGGTATCCTAAGTATTGGTACAAGTTCTATTGTTCTTGATTCTAATGCAAAAATAATTCGTGGTGTCGAACAGATTCGTATTGAATCGCCAGAGCAAAATGCAAAACCAATTATTATCAAACAATCTACTGAAAAAATTATTTTTGTTAAAGCGGAAGAAGTAGATGGTGTAGAAGTAGAAACTGATCAAGAAGTATCAGTTGGCATTGGATCTACTGCTAACATCAATACCACTGGTATCATTACTGCAGCATCATTTGTTGGTGATGGTTCTGGTCTGACTAATCTTCCTGCCAGTGATGTTACTAGCGTCAACACGCAGACAGGTGCCGTAAGCCTTGGCATTGAGGATCTTGATGATTTCCTGCTTCAAGCGACTCCTCCAGTCTCTTCTTATAACGCCGCAAAGCAGTCCGATGGTGACTTTTCTGGCTCTGGTAGCACAACAGGAGGCTTCGCTCTTGAACTGAGCGGCGGCAATTATACCACCATCTACATCAACAAAAACAATCCAACCTCAGGAACATCACTTGCCTCTCAAGGGTTTACCGCAGGGACAAGTCTAGACCTGTGGGTTAGCGCAGACGGCGCAAACTTTACACAACACACAGCGACGAACTCCTTTAACCAAGGTTCAAATAACGCCCAATTTAGTGGCCTTTCTCCAGACCTGACCGCTTATTCCAGCGCAGGGGCTCTTTACTTCAGTTTGACCAGTGTTGCGGGTACTCCTATTCCCTTAGCTGACGAGGACATCCTGCAGTACGAATCGGCCACCTCTAAGTTCAGACCTGTACAGCTAGCTGTCAGCAGTGTCAACACGCTGACAGGTGCGGTAAGTCTTGGTATTGAAGATCTTGATGACGTTCAGTACAACGTAACCACTACTGCCACTGTTTACGAATTTACTTACGCAGGTACAAGCGGGTTTCCTGCTACTGGTGAATTCAAAGTAATTCTCGACGGCAGCTCAAATACAGATACCCTACGGATTAATCCAACAGATGCAAACGGACTTTCAGTTCCAAGTTTTACCCAAGGTAACACCATTTGGATATCGGCAGATCAGACAAACTATTCAACCATTACGGCTGGTTCGGGTACTGGGCTCACTTCAGGCCACTACCTAGTCGGCCTTAGTAACGCAGACGAGGCTGTTTACGACTCTTTGGGTATTGCTATTGGCGAAACTCTGTATTTGTCAAATACAGATCCCAATCCTCAAACAGTCAATCCTAGTAACGGCGAAATTCTTCAGTACGAAGCAACTACTTCCAAGTTCAGACCTGTACAGCTAGGTGTTGACGACCTCAGCGATGTAGATACCTCAACTGTTGCACCAACCGATGGTCAAGCACTGGTCTGGGATAACGCAAACAGTCAGTGGGAGCCTGGAACGGTTTCTGGTGGAGGAGGTATTGGAACCGATGGTAGCGTTAATACCACTGGCATTATTACTGCCTCAATATTCTCATTTAATGATACCAATGTAAAAATTGGTGGTACTACTACAGGAGCAAATGTAGAATCTGGAGCAACAGATAATGTCTTTATTGGAGTCGGTGCTGGAAATTCTACTACCACTGGAGACGATAATGTCTTCATAGGTGAGTCTGCAGGATTTAGTAACACCACTGGAGATAATAATAATTTCATTGGTCAAGATGCAGGATACTATAACACTATTGGATTAGATAATAACTTCTTTGGTCAAAGATCGGGATACTATAACACTGATGGATCTGACAACAACTTCATTGGTGAAGAAACAGGATACTATAACACCACTGGAAGTAATAATAACTTTATAGGTGAGTATGCAGGACACTATAACACTACTGGAAGTTATAACAACTTCTTAGGTGAGAAAGCAGGGTATCAGAATACCACTGCATCCCATAATAACTTCTTTGGTAATGATGCAGGACGTGAAAATACCGAAGGAAAGTATAATAACTTCTTTGGTAAATATGCAGGAAGAAGCAACACTACTGGAAAATATAACAACTTCTTTGGTATAGAAGCAGGACGATATACCACTACTGCAATCCATAATAACTTCTTTGGTAAAGAAGCAGGACGATATAACACCATTGGA